GGACGCGGAAAGCTTCATCGCGGCACAGAAGGCGTACGGCGACCGCAACCTGCTGGAATTGCTGATCGGCCATATCGACCGTGCCGCGCGGGACATCGCCCTGGTGGAAACCCTGGGCCCCAACCCAAGCAACCAGATGCGCTACTTCCTGGACACCGGACAGAAAGCCATGGACATGGCCAAGCCGAACAACCTTGCCAAGACCGCCAAGCAGCGCAAGAAGATTGAACACTTGTTCGAAGAGGTGGCCGGCACCCGCGAGCCGCCGGTATCTGCCGCTCTGGCCAATGGGTTCGACACCTACCGGGCGCTGAACGTCGCAAGTCGCCTTGGTTCTGCCGTCCTTACGGCTATCACTGACATGGGAACGCTAGGACTCACTACAGTCATCAACCATATGCCAGTTATGAAGGTGTTTGCCAATGAGCTGCGCATGTTGAACCCGGTAAATGCTGGGGATAGACGTTTGGCCCAGCGCGGCGGCCTAGGGCTAAACCAGCTTATCGGCAGCCTGAACAGATTTGGCGCTGATGGGCTTGGTACTAATGAGCAAATAGCGGGGCGCATATCAAAATTCTCACAGACAGCTGCAAGCAAAATCATGCAGATATCTGGCCTTAACGCCTTTACTGCAGCATCTCAGCGCGCGTTCGGCGCCACCATGCTCGACACCCTGGGCGACATGACCCGCCGGCATGATTCCTTGGCTGCCATGGATCCGGCCGACGCCAAGCGTTTGTCCGGGCAGGGCGTCACCGACGCGGACTGGTCTGTCTGGCGCATGGCTGAGCCCGAGGACTGGCGCGGCGTGGGCGATACCGTGCTGACGGCAAACAGCATCTACCGCATCCCTGACGCCGACCTGGCTCCCATGGCGCAGCAACTCAACACAACCCCGCAGCGCCTCAAGGATCAGGCCGCCACCAAGCTGCTGGGCGCCGTGCTGGATGAAACCAACATGGCGATCATCGAACCCGGCGCCCGCGAGAAGGCAATGATGCACGGCGGCGTCGAGCGCGGGACCATGAAGGGCGAACTGTTGCGCTCGTTCTGGCAGTTCAAGAGCTTTTCCATCGGCATGATCATGCGCCACGGCGCGCGCGGCATGGCCCAGGAAGGATGGGGCAAGGCTGGCTATCTGGCTGCGCTGGTGGCTTCCACCACCGTGCTGGGCGGAATGGCCATCCAGTTGGGCGAGGTGGCCGCCGGCCGCGATCCGAAGGACATCACCGATGACAAGAAGTGGGGCGTACCGGGCCTGCGCTTCGGCCTGGCCTCATTCCTCAAGGGCGGCGCCATGGGGCTGTACGGCGACTTCCTGTTCTCCGATACCTCGCAGGGCGGTAGCTCGCCACTGGCCGCGCTCGGCGGCCCTATCGCGGGCGATCTGGAATCGATCTTCAAGTTGAAGGACAACGCCGCCGACGGCGAAGTCAACCAAACCGGCGGCAAGCTGGTGCGCCTGCTCAAGAGCCACTTGCCTGGCGCGAACCTCTGGTACACCAAGGCCGCCACCGATCACCTGATCTTCAACCAATTGCAGGAGTACTTCTCGCCCGGCTACCTGCGGCGGATGAAACAGCGCGCCCAGAAGGAATTCAAGCAATCGTACTGGTGGGAACCGGGCGATTCGACACCAGATCGCGCGCCGAACCTGGGCGCCGCAGTAGGAGATAAGTGATGCGCGACGATCAAATCACGCGGTTGCAAGCCCTGAGTGAAAGCCTCGGCGAGGTTGTCATCCATGAGGTTGACCCGGCGAACTGGCCCGGTGCCGAGAAAGACCCAGCAGACCTAACCCAGCAGGAGCGGGGTGATAGGTACTGGAGCAAGAAAAACGCAGCCGCCACCATGACGCTGCTGCTCAAGGTCGTGAACATCAGCGGCGTCCTGAACAAGCAAAAGCCGGGTGAGGATGATGGCGCCGCCAAGGAACTGGATGGCGAATTAGCTGCCGCCGAACGTGAGGCCCAGGCCATCATCGACCGGATGCAGCGAGCCGGGAATGTCCACTGAACCAGAGAAGAAAGTCAGCCTACTGATTTTCTTCATGCTGTGGGCGCGGCGCATGCGATGGGATGTGCCGTACATCCATGTGCAGGCGCTTATGTGGCTGGAGACCAAAGGGTCTCTGGCCGTTTTGCGTTGCTTCCGTGGCTTCGGCAAGTCGACGTTGTTGGCGATCTACAACGCCTGGCGCTACTACAAGAACCCGACCGACCGGATATTGCACCAATCAGAATCCGACCCGACCGCGTACAAGACCAGCCGCGATACGCAGAACGTCATACGCAACCATCCATTAACCCGCCACCTGCTACCACCCAACCAGGGCACGGTAGAGCAATGGTGGGTAGAGGGCGCCACGGACTTTCGAAACGCCAGCATGTTCGCCAAGGGGATTTTGTCCAACGTTACCTCGGCCCGTGCAGACGAGTGCCAGAACGATGATGTCGAGGTGCCGCGCAATATCCAGACGCCCGAGGCCCGAGAGAAGCTGCGCTACCGCCTGGGCGAGCAGACACACATTCTGGTTCCTGGCGGCAGCAAGCTTTACATCGGCACGCCGCACACCCACGACAGCCTCTATGACGAACTCGAAAGCATGGGTGCCGACTGCCTGACCATCCGCATGTTCGCCCAGGAGCATCGGATTGAGGACGCTAAACAGTGCGCGTACGACGTTCCGTTTGTGCCGGACGTTGTGTTCTCGGGCATTGGTAAGCATGCGCGCGTGCTGTTGGCTGGGCGGGATTACCAACTGACCAAGACCGGTATCGCCTTCTTCACCCCGCCCGGAACGCTCGTCGACTGCTACGCCGGCAGCGCCTGGCCTGAGCGTTTCGACATGGCGACCCTGGAGACGCGGCGCCGCGAGACCCGGACCATCAACGAATGGGACTCCCAGTATCAGCTGCATTCGAAGCCCGTCACGGAGGTTCGCTTGGACCCGGCCCGCATCATCCCGTACGACGCGCAGCCGGTTATGCGCTATGCCAACGATTCCGCCGCCATGTTCCTGGGCTCGACGCAGATCGTCGGTGCCGTGGCTTATTGGGACTGTTCCCTGGGCAAGATCAAGTCCGATGCCTCGGCCTTCTCGCTGATCCTCACCGATGCGCGCGGCCAGCTCTATTGGCATTTGGCCGTGGGCCTGACCGGGGAGATCGCGGAGTTCGACGGCAAGGACCGGATCATTGGCGGCCAGGTGCACCAGATCCGCGAACTGGTGATCAAGCATCAGATCCCGCGCGTGATCATCGAGACCAACGGCCCAGGCGGGTTTGCTCCCACCATCCTCAAGCAGGCGCTCAAGGGCACCGGCTGCGGGGTAGGGGAGGAACACTCCACCACCAACAAGCAGAAACGCATCCTAGACGCCTTCGAATCGCCGCTATCAGCACGGTTCCTATGGGCGCACGTCGAAGTGTTGAAGGTGATCTGGGACCAGATGCGCGACTTCAATCCAGCGCTCACCAACCAGGAAGACGACTACATCGATTCCGGGGCCGGCGGCATCGCTCAAACCCCCGTACGCATTGGCCGAATAGTCGGGAAACCGACAGAGACCCGTCGTGACAATTGGCGTCCAGATGCGGGCGTTCATGAGGTTCAAGTGGACTATTAAGCCCGCCACCACCCAGGGGGCAGACCATGGCAGTTCCAGCAGGACCAACCGAAAAACGTTACACCGGCAACGGGGTAACCAAGATTTTCTCCATACCCTTCTTGCTCATAGCTGCAACTGACCTGGATGTAATCATTGATGGCGTTGAGGTTGTTTCCGGATACGCGATAACGGGCGCAGGCAATCCGAGCAGCACTATCACATTCGTCACGGCGCCTGCGGACCAAAGCTCAATCCTGCTTACGCTCAACGTACCGTTTGAACGACTGAACGACTACCAAGAGAACGGCGATTTTCTTGCTAGTACTGTAAACCGAGACTTCGACAAGATATGGCAAGCACTTAAGCAGCTCGTTCGGTACAGCACCAGGGCGCTTACGCTCGGTGCTTTTGACGTCGATGGTGCCGGACTGTACAGGGCCAAAGGTAATGGTATCGCCAACCTCGGATCTGCCAATGGCGTTGACACGGCGGCAGCGAACTGGAAGGACGTTAAGGACCAGATAGCGTTGGTTCTGGCGACGGGCCAGGGTCCAATCAATAATGCGGCGAATATGGCTTACATCACTCCATCTAGCAACGTGCGCACCGTTCAAGGCATGTCCGGGGCTGACGGCTCGTATTTTATTGGGCATGGGGATACGACAGTTGGTGCTGAGATTGTTGCCATTGATGCTCAACTACAAGCACAGGCTGGGCAGATATCCAAAACGGGGATCTATCCGGGGCAGCACCTGTCT